CACTTCGGGGTCTACTACCTGGTTTGACAAAAGTGGGAATGCAAATAATGGAACATTAACAAATGGGCCTACATTTAATTCCGCAAATGGTGGTTCAATTGTGTTTGATGGGACAAATGATTATGTAACTATACCATATCAACTTTCATTACGATTATCATCACAAGGAACATTAAATGTTTGGTGCTACCCAACAACATTATCTCAAGGTCAGTTTGCTGGTTTAATAGGTATGACTACTGGGGGGAATCCAAACGAACAATCATATTATTTACATTGGAGAAAATTTAATAATACTATCCAAGCAGCTATTCAAAATAATGGAACATATAATAGGATCGAAATCCCACTCCCTACAAGTATTGCTTGGTATAATTTTACATTTACATGGAACGGAAGTTTTTTAAATCTCTATCAAAATGGAATCTCAGTAGCAACCCCAATAGCACAAACAACAAATGCACAAGCATTAACTACCGGTGTAGATGTGGGAGGAAGAATGTTTCAAGGTGCTAGCGGTAATGAAGGATATTTTACAGGATATATTCCTAACACACAAATATACAACCGCGCTTTATCAGCAGCAGAAGTCCAACAAAACTTTAATGCGCTTCGAGGCCGCTACGGAATCTAAACTATGGCAACAAATTACAACTATTTTGGAAATTTAGTCACATCGGGTTTAGTTTTAGACCTAGATGCAGCTAAATTAGCCTCTTACCCTGGATCAGGTACTACATGGTTTGATATATCGGGAAACAATTTAACAGGTTCTTTAATAAATGGACCTACGTTTACTGGAATTGGAAAACAAGCAGCAATTGTATTTGATGGAGTAGATGATGAATGTAACATAGGTAATGTACTATTTAATAGTGCAAGTGCTGCTACTATAGATATGTGGATTAGCATTCCTAGCATGTCTGGAGGTAAGTATATTGCCGCTAAAGGTAGTGCTGGTGACGGTATATATACTTTTTATATGAATACAGGTCCCGGACCCTCAGGCGGATTATCAAGCTATATAAGATTCCTCATGGGAAATCAATCCGGATCAACATCCTCTGTTATTGAATATGGTAACTTAAACTTCAACCAGTGGTATAATTTTACATTTACATACGATGGAAGTTTTGTGAGAGGATACCAAAATGCTGCATCACCACGATCTAGTTCATTGTCTGGAAATCTATACACTACAACCTCTCCTATACAATTAGCTAGTAGTAAATATGGAGCCCAATCAGCTTGTAGTTTTTCAAATTTTAAAATATACAACCGTGCCCTAAGCGCAGCAGAAATCACCCAAAACTTTAACGCCCTAAGAGGCAGATACGGAATATGAGTGCAATAGGAGGACCAGCAGCAATTACTTCAGGTCTAGTTTTAGAACTAGATGCAGGAAATATTAAATCTTATCAATCAGGTTCTACAACGTGGTTTGATAAAAGTGGAAATGCAAGCAACGGTACATGAATAAATGGACCCACGTTTAATACTGGATCATTAGGTTCAATTGTATTTGATGGAGTAGATGATTATGTAACTATATCTACATTTTCTATTCCTACTGGTTCTTTTTCATGTGAATCATTTTTTCAATGGTCTAATCTAGGAACTAATAGAGGAACAATATTTTCCCTTAATTATGATTACCCGAATACTGGATATTTAATTAGACAAAGAGATGATAGTTCGGGCAAATTTGTAATATGGTCTGATTACGGTAGTGAAAGTGGGATTTTTTCAACTGCTGCTTTAACTATTAATACTTGGAATCATGTTGTAGTAGTTCAATTGAATGGAACATGTTCTATTTATATTAATGGAGTATTAGATTCTTCACAAGCTCTTCCTAATCCTGTTTTAAGCCAAAGTTACCCTATTTTGTTAGGTGTTAGAGCCCTTTCTGGATTCTCAGCAGGAGCATATCTCCCAGGAAGAATAGGTATTAGTAAAATATACAATCGAGCTTTATCCGCCTCCGAAGTCCAACAAAATTTCAATGCCACAAGAGCACGTTTTGGAATTTAATCATATTTATAACAAAATAGTAATATGAACATTCCAATTTGGCCAGGTTCAAGTAGCTTCTTTCCAGGCGATACACCTTTCGGGTTTTATGACAACGACTACCAGTTTCAACAAGACGCTGACAAATTTGCAAAATTCGCTGCTCAACGTTTAGGATACCCGTTAGTTGAAGTTGAACTACAAGACATCAACTTCTACACTGCCCTTGAAGATGCCGTAACAACTTACGGAAACGAATTATATGCATATCAAATAGCAGATAATTTATTGACTTTCCAAGGAAATCCATTAACTATTGCCCCTGCAAATAACAAGCCTGTTCAAGAAACATTAGCTAATGTTGTACTTTTATCAAACCAATATGGAACAGAGGCAGGTGTTGGAGGTAAAGTAACTTACCATAGTGGATCTATCCAATTAGAAGCAGGTAAGCAAGAATACAACATGAATGAATGGGCAATTTCCCAAAGTATTTCAGGTGGTATTGAAATCAAACGCATTTACTATGAAGCACCTCCTGCAATCATGCGATACTTTGACCCGTATGCAGGTACAGGTACAGGTATGATGCAAATGTTAGACAGCTTTGGATGGGGTTCATATTCTCCTGCTATCAACTTCATGTTGATGCCTATCAACTATGACTTGCAGAAAATTCAAGCAATTGAATTCAATGATCAAATTCGTAAATCACAATACACATTTGAATTGGTAAACAACCAACTCAAAATATTCCCTATTCCAATTGTACATTACCAAACATTGTGGTTTCAATATGTAAAGCTAGATGAAACAAGACAACCATATGCTGATATTAGTGGTAGTGTAATTGTTACTCCTGGAGATGTACCATATGAAAACCCAACATATTCCAATATTAATTCAATTGGACGTTCTTGGATATTTGAATATGCTTTAGCTTTAGCAAAAGAAATGCTAGGATATGTTCGTGGAAAATATACCACAGTTCCTATTCCTGGATCTGAAATTACATTAAACCAAAGCGATTTAATTACTGCTGCTACAAACGAAAGAAATGCATTAATTGAACGTTTACGAGCATATTTAGATTCTACTTCACGTAAAGCTTTACTTGAAAAGAAAGCAGCTGAAGCAGAAAACCAGAAAAACATTTTAAATGATGTACCAATGTGTATTTTTATCGGCTGATGATAGTATATTGTATAACAAATAAAATAAACGGAAAAAAATATATAGGATCTGATTCCAAAAACGATCCTAAATATTATGGATCTGGGGTGAATATTAAAAAGGCTATTAAAAAATACGGCAAAAAAAATTTTATCAAACATATACTTTGTGAAGTAAATACTTCTGATTTGATGAAAGAATTAGAAGAATATTGGATAGATTATTTTGATGCATATAATAATCCTTTATTTTATAATGCTACTAAATACGCCGCGGGTATATCATCTTTTCCCGAACATAAAAAAATCAACATTTCCCTAGCTAACCAAGGAAATACATATCATTTAGGTCATAAACAAACAGAATATCAAAAAGAACAAACAAGAAAAGCCAACCTGGGAAAAAAACATACTGAGGAATTTAAAAATATAAAACGACAAAAAGCTTTAAATAATCAATATGCTTTAGGAAATGTTTTAACTCAAGAACAACGAGAAAAAATTACTCTTAAAAAAACAAACCATCCATGCTATTCTAATGTAGAAAGAAACAAAAAAATTAGTGAAGCTAATAAAAACAAACCTAAACCATATAATTTTAATGCTAAACTAAAAAAACCCATTTTACAATATAGCTTAGATCATATATTTATTCAAGAATGGCCTAGTCTAACAGAAGCTGCTACTACTCTTAAATTAACACCAGCATATATTAGACAATGTTGTAATGGAAAAGTTCCAAAATACAAGGGGTTTGTTTGGAAATTTAAAAATTAAATTATGTGCGCACTTTTTGGAACACAACGCGACGTATCCCTTTTTAGACACCTTAGCCGTGAGCTGATGTGGGATATTATTTCCCAACAGTGTGCCTATTATCAATTAATTTCGGAACAAACAAAAGTAAACATTTATGGTGAAGCTGCAGGTGCTAAATATTACAATGGTCCTGTTTTACTTAATGTTTTAATTGAAAGAGGCGACAATGCTTCCCCAGTAGATGATTTTGGTGTAAGCTTTGATCGTCCTATGACATTTAGATTTTTACGTGATGATTTACGTGGTAAAAATCCTGTTAACTCTGGTGGTGGTCCTGATATAGGTAACTATACTAATTCACCTTATGGAGCAGATATATTACCTGAAGTAGGTGATATAATTATGTGGAACGAATCATATTGGGAAGTTGACAACGTCAACGACAACCAATTATTTGTTGGAAAAGACCCTGCATACCCATACAACCAAAACCCATTAAACCCAGGATTAGAAAACTATGGTTCAAATATTTCAATTATTTGTACCGCACATTACGTTCCTGCCGATAAACTAGCCATCTCTCGCGAAAGACTATAAGACATGCCTTCAACAAGAAAACCAAATCCAAAAAGCCAACAACAGATCTCAAACGATCAGGTGGATCCTTATGTTTTCCCTGAAACAGATCAGTCTTTAGGCAACCCTAACATACCATCGGAATTTCAACAATTTACTCCAACAAAACAAAGCGGTATAGAATTTAACCGTTCTGAGCAGATGTCCTTTAAAGGAGATACTGTTAAACCATTTGTTGTAGGTTTGCAAGACATTGATGAGGCGATAATGTTTTACTTTCAAAACGTTATACGTCCATTTGTCTACCAAAATGGTGTACGAATTGAAGTGCCTATAATTTATGGTTCTCCTGAAAAATGGAAATCTGTACAAAAAGACGGATACTACAAAGACAAAAATGGTGCTATAATGGCCCCACTCATCATGTTTAAAAGAGATACAATGGATAAAAACCGTTCTCTCACAAACAAATTAGATGCTAACCATCCAAATTTATATACATCTTGGGCAAAAGCATACAATTCAAAAAATGCATATTCGAACTTTAACGTATTAACAAATCGAATTCCTGTAGAGCAATTCATTGTTAATGTAGTGCCTGACTACGTTAATTTAACGTATACAT